ATTTGTTTTTTTAAGTCTTTCAGTTTTAATTACTGGTGGACATTCTGCTTTGCTTACTATATCTGATACGTTTTTAGAACTCCACATCTTACAAGACCAGTATCTTGCTTTATGTTTAGGACCTGGATTGTCACAATTATGTCTTGCTCTAAATTGTCTGCGTTTATCTGGGTCATCACGCTTTATATCCATATTAGGGTCGCCAAACTTAACTTGTACTACATTGCCTTTTTCGTTTTTGACATAAACTCCAAACTTTTTCTTATCTCCAGACAACCTTCGTGGTTTGTTAAGTTCTACTTTGCGACCTTGATACTCTGCTTTTATAATTCTTTCATCATCATGGCTTTCTAATACTGTAAATGGAAATGCTTCTACTGCACCATCATGCGGTTCGTAATCACCTTCCATTAATACTGGACCTTCTCTAGTCTGCATCCAGTGATAACCTTTAGGTGGATTTACTTTTACACTTTCTTCTTTAGATTTCTTTGTAGATTTAGGGTGTTCTTTTGGCAATAAATCATAATCTGTAGTATATTTTGCATTTGCTGGCCTACCAGAGCTTAGTAATTTTAAAAATGCTTTAACTCTACCTAAAGCCCATTGGTCTCTACTAGACACACTAGGTCTGTGGCTTGTAGAAAATGCACCTGCGCCTCTACGGAATACGGCTTTCAATGCTCCTAGATTTGCTTTCTTGCCTTTTGCATCGCCTACTTTCTCATTATGTTCTTTAATATAATTCTTAAGTGTTTTAATATTAGCTTCACTTAGTTTAATTCCACCACGTTGTCCGCTAGCCGTGCCTTTTGGATTCTTATCGCTACCTGTACGCCTTTCACTAGGCTTTGCAGGAGTCTGAGGATGCCTGCTCTTACTTACAGGTACACAATTTGGCACACGTTTGCCTCCTTCGTTTTTGAACCCTACCATCTCATAACCTGACCAACATGGTTCAGCTTTTGCTTTATCTTCTAAACTCTTACTCCAACTGTGACCAGCATTACCGCCCATCATTTTCCACATAATCAAACCCTTACTAGGTCTTTTCTTATTATCAAAGTTCTTACCTTGTGGGTCTACCTTTTCATGTCTTCTATAATACTTGTGAATCTTCATTGCCATACCATATGATACATATTTTTTATTTATGAGGTGTGCGTTAATTGCTTTTGTAACTTTACCACCACCATATCCAAACTTCTTACGTAGTTCTCGGCCTGCAAGCGCCTCTTCTCTTACGCCATTTGGTATCTTGTACTTTTCTACTTTTGTAACAAGGTCATTGAGTAAATCAGATTTACTGAATCTTCTCGCTTGTATGGCCCTTTCCTGCCTTATAGCTCCTGCTTTGGTATCATGGCAGCCCAGAAGCCTTCGGTCTTTTTTAGCGTATAAACAGTATTTACCTTTTTTACGCTCTATGATTTTTTCAATCATTCCCTCAACCTCATCTAATGTGACTTGTACACTCTTAGATTTGGCCATTGCAACATCCGTAACTTTTGCCTCTGGGTTAGCTGGATTATCGCCAACCCAAGATATGCTCCAAAGAGAAAGTTCGTTTATACGATTGTGGCAGTCGTCTTCTGATTGACAAACCTTCTCTTGTTTTGTGGCTTCCCCACGTATGCTGCTTGCTCCTGATGGACCGTATTGTTTAATTTCATCCCACACTTTATTGTGCATTCCGATTTTATTGTGTATTCCTACTCTAATCTTAACCTTGCCGTCTTTTATTTTGTAAGCCAATGGAAGACCAATTGGCATTTCTTCATGACGATAAGAATATACGCCGTAGCGCATGTAAAAATCCATAGCTTCTTTGATAGTTTCTGTGGGTATCATGTCGTTCTGTTTATCGACGACTGGAGCGGAGATATACGTCTCCATTACTCTGTCATTATACCACTCTGGTCGGTAGACTTTCCAACCAGTGTTACTTTCGTCTGCCACAAATAACGCACACATGAAGCGATATAAAAAGAAAAATATTTACTCGGGTTGCAACATAACGCACACACTGTGTGCGCAATCTAGTTATCTTCTAGTTACTTTTATGTTCTTTTGTGCAGCCATAGATATTTTCCTAGCTAATATCTTTGCAAATCGTTCAGGTAAAATACCTTTTTTTTCTACAAAGGCTCTGCCTAAAAATCTACGTGGTTGCGTACCAAATGTCCATATGTTAGAAGCTACTTGGTCTTCTTCTTTATTGTGCCTTTTAGACCAAGGCCCTAGTTTGCCATCTGGAGGTCTGTACCTTGGCCTACCTATTGCAGGCCCAGTTCCAAACTCCATATGTGCTGCATATGATAACGCACTACCAATCTTATATTTGTATTCATTTTCTTCAACAACGCCTCTTAAACTTGAAGCTAAACGACCCGTGTCTAATGCACCACCATCTTTACCTTTTGTACTTTCTTTATACTTTTCTGTAACGTTCTTAATTGCTTTAGCTTCTATTGCGTCAGCCGTATCTCTCATACTTAGACTTAAAGTTTTTTGACAATGTTTACCAAACTCTTGAAAAAACTTTTTAACTCGAGCCGAATTTTGTATTCTTACTCCCGTCATTTATACATCTTAACGTTATCTATGTGGTCGTCACCATACTTTTCTTTCCACTTCTTGTCTATGTACTTCTGTGCTTTTTCATAATAATCTACACGTTTTTTTCTTTGTGCTGCAAGTATAGTCTGCCTGTCTGCATTCTTCCATGCTCTTTCTGTCTCGCACTCTTCACAAAATCCGTTAGCCGCTATATGGACTGTCATTGCTCCTCTTAAACATTTCTTACACTGTTTGCTCATCTTTCTCCTTTCCGTTCCCGTGATGACCATACTTTGCATTACATATATGTATTTTAATATGGTCAGGCATTCTACTCATACTATCCTCACTAGTTGTGTTCTTTGATTAGGATGCAACAAAGAATGTCCTCTTAAGTTCATTCTATACTTTGCTCCTACCTCTTGTTGTAACATAATCAAATCATTTAGATACATACCTTGCTTAGGCATACGCCTTGCTAATTCTTTGTGTGCAGGACATACTCTTGTATCTTGTCCTACTATTAAACTATATTTAAATTGTTGACCCATACGTTGTTCCGCTATTTTATATCCTCTTAGTCTACCTTCATTAGCTATTTGATTAATTTCTGTTCTTGCTATTCTTGTAAGTTTATACGTTTCACCAATTCCTACTTGACGCATGTTTTGTACTATTACAGGAATACTACTGCCTTGTGTTACGCCAGCCATTATTACTGCATTTAACTTCTCTACGAGTATGTTTTGAAATTGATTATAAGCATTGTATAATGCTCCTTCATTCTTTAATAGTCTAAGTACTTCTAAATCATCTGCCGTCATATCTGGAGCTTTAGCAGCAGTTTTGGTTATGCCTTTAATTTCACCATAAGCTGAAGAATATCCATTACGATATGCAAAGTCCATGTCATCCATTATTGCATCACGCATACGCTTTGCTAACATTATTGCAATATCATCAATTTGTGTGCGCAATTTGTCGTAAGTTCGAACTTTTTCTAATTGTTTAAGTTCTTGTATAAGGACTCTTCTGAGCTCTCGAGCTGCTGATTCCATATATCCAGATGTTCTTTTAGCTCCTCGGCCTCCAGCGACTCCTGAGAACTGCTTCGAAAATCCTGACGCACCACCTCTGGAGCTTGTGGCAATTGTAAATTACCTTCTGAATCTAAATCCATCTCTACACCTACATTCTGCATCTGAGTAAGTATCTGCGCTTTTAGATTCATGTTGTTCAAATACTTAGTCTCATCACGCTCGTTAATGTCGTTAAATCTAATCTTCCAAGTGTTAATTTCCATAAGTTTTAGCAACGGTTTTATGAATCCCATTTCTAAACATTGCTGTGTCTCTCTTATGGTTCTGTCAAATATTGTAATCTGCTCGCCCTCTGAGTTAAGTCCGCCTACGCCTTGCATCTGTCCTACGACTAATGGCATAACTCCATACGATGCGTTTATGTCGTTGTTAATGCGGTCCATGTAAGGCAGCATCATCAACTCATCCATGTTAGGCATAACAGGCACAAACTTCGCTGTAGTGCTTGCGTCTCTGCTACTTAGTATCGGAATAAAATTAGGATTGCGTCGTGTCTCTTCTGCAATGTACTCTCCTAATCTGTTAAGTGATTCCTCATCGTGGCCAGGCACATCTAAGAAACCCTTTGGTGGCCTTTCTAATCTATAGATTTTGTTTTGAAATGACTCTATGGCCAATGCTGTTTCGATTTTTTTAGAAAGACCTATAATTGGCGACTGCCCATATAGTCTAGCATTCGCACTGTATTTGTTAAAGTGTATCATCTCATCACGTGCAAAAGGTATCTTACCATCCTCACTTTCATAATAGTAAGCCATGTACTCTAGCTCTACACCTGTCTTTGGATTTACATCACCTTCCATATACTCTCTCGTTACAGGGTCAAACTTTTCTTCCTCTACAAAACGACCATACTCATCAACATTAAATCGCATGTGCTTTGCATCTTCTACCCAAAGTTCTTTAACAATTTTATTTGTTACTTTACCAGAACCATCTGCAACTCTGTCATACACAATACTTACCCAACAGTCATCAAATACTTCTAACTGTCTAATCATTGCTTTAAACAACTCAGAACCAGTCATGTCACTGCTGCCGTTCGTAGGATTACGCAACAATCTTTCTACCATTTTTCTTTGCTCTGGGTCTCCTTTACCAATAGCTTGGTACTCCCATCCTTTGGCGACCGACTGTGAAGCTATGCGTGTAATTACAGTACGAAGATGAGAATACCTGTCAGCTAATTGTTCTAAATAAAATTGGTCAACTTGTGGAAGTATAGATTGCCTGTATGCCGTGTCTGTACTTACACCTGAATATACTGGAGTTCTAGCATCCTTAGAAATATCTGCGGTTGCATCCTGTAAGAACGCATCTATGCCAGTAGTCTTTCTAACTGGCTTGCTTCTAAATCTGTCAAAAAATCCCATTAAATTCTCCTAGATTCCAAGACATGACGATGCCTGTGTATATAGTCTTCGATAACTGGTTCTAACATCTTCGATACTGGCGTTTCCTTAACCTTTGCCAATGTCTTTAGATTTTGTTTTGTCTCAACTGAGATTCCCCATAATTCCATTCGGGTTCCAGAGCTGGGTGAACTTGTCATCTGGATTCCCAGTGTGGCTCCTTAGTATATATGTCTTTCTATAGAGGAGATATGTCCTTCGCTAAATGTAATCCCATCGTGTAAAAACTAACCGTTTCTTTTCCAAAACGTGCACACAAAGTTCGCACATCCATAGCGCCATAACTGCATCGGGCGTATGTCCTTCTAGCCTACCATGCTTACCGTAAATCAACCTACTCAAACCATCAACTAACTTTCTCATACCTGGTTTGGAACTCTCTCTAGCCTCCTTATTCCAAGGTATGAAATACTTGCCCTGCTCCATAGCCAACGCAATCCTAGGAACACCAACGTCATGTTTGTGTTTTTCCTTTCCTGTGTTGTGACCCTCGACTGGCATACCATCTAACTGCTTTGCAGTATGAACAACTAACCTTTGATAACCATTAGACTCTACCATTATCTTGTCTGGTTTAAACTTGTCAGCAAGACTCTTCATCGTCACTACCTGTGCCTCTAACCAACCTGCACCCTTAGCTCTAATCTTACCACTCCAACAATACAACACCTTGCGCTCCTGTGTAACACGATTGTAAGCCATTATCACATAAGCAGTCTCGTCATTCTGACTGTCCATTCCTACTGCCAAGTCAACACCCATAGTTACAAACCAATCTTGACCACGCTCTGCTAACCCCATCTCCATACCTTCTTTCAAACATGGCTTCAATACTTCGTAAGGTATTACAGCACTCTCTGGGTCCAACGGATTTAACATATACTCAGACTCGAAAGCCCTACTTCCCATCGTCTCTCGCTCTTTGTCTAATCTTTCTTGGTCCCAATACTCAGGCCAACGTGGAGTCCCATCTTCTAACAATGCAGGATGACGTACCGAGTTCCACTGACTATTCTGCTCTGCCCAATCTGTAGCATCTCCTACCCTCTTCTGCGTTCCTACCAATAACATCTTTGCCTTTGGCAATCTCATCGGCATCACAACACGCTTAATGTAGTGAATTACCTTTTCATCTGTCATGTTAGGAAACTCCTGCAAAATATCGTCAAGAATTATCATGTGTACGTGAGGACCTTCCAACGCTTTACCAATACTTGCAGCATGAACCCTACTTCCATTGTTAAAATACTTAGCACCCTTACGCCAAGTTACCTTGTCATCCTCATGTTGTGATTTCATAAAAGAATTAAGCCTCCATGAACGCCGACAAATCTCTTCAAACTGTTCTAACTTATCCCAAGCCTGTTCTAAGGTAGCTGAAAGATATAACGCACGGTAATTTGGCTGCATCGCCATCTGATACGCAAGTGCCGACAATCCCCATGATGTTTTCAAGTGACCTCTTGCACAAATTATCGAAGTATGTGTCCCTGCTTCAAAAGCATCCGCCCACTCTGCGTGCATCTGACCCAACGGAACGTACTCACCAGGCTCCATCTCCATGTAATGACGTAATACATCGTCTATAAACTCCTCTAAAGTAAGCGGAGTACTCTTTAATGTGTTTAATGCGCCGCTAATCGCTAAGTTCAGCAGCTTGTCGTCGATTCCTTTCTTCGATTTTGTCATAGTTAAGGCTAAATTCTATTGCTTTTGGTTCAGAATCATAGTAATCTATAAACTGAACTAATGTTTGCATGTCCTCGGTCTCTTTTATAACTTTGCCATCTTTAATTATGCGAATCATTCGTCCAATTCCCTCAACCAACGCTCACCATCAAAAGAATATATGTCAAAATGCTC